GTGTAACTTTCACAGGATCAATAACTCCACTGTTAAATAGATCAGATAATTCTCCTGTTCTAAAATTCCAACCACAATTTTTATCAGCAGATAAGACTCTTTCAATAATAATATCAGGAGACTCATTTGCATTGAGAGCCATTTGACGCAAAGGCTCTCTACACGCCTCTTTGATGACCACTGCGCCATAAGCCTGATCATCGTTATCGGTAGTGATTGCGATCTTTTCTGATGATAATAGAAGGGCAGTCCCACCGCCAATAACGATACCGTCTTGCTGTGCAGATCTGACAGCCTCTAGAGCATCTTCAATTCGATGCTTTTTCTCGGTCATTTCAACTTCTGTTGTGCCGCCTACTCTGATAACAGCTACTCCTGAAGAAAGTCTAACAATTCTTTCTTGTATTGCTTTGCATTCAGACATAGAATCAGTATCCTTTATCAATGTTTTCAATGAATTGATGCGGTCTTCAACTAACTCATAATCGCAAGAACCACCAACGATGGTCGTATTGTTCTTACTGCTCTCGATAAAGTTTGCAGAACCTAAGTCGGTCATCTTGACATCAGTTAACTTATCACCACTCTCGCGAGTAATGAATGTCGCTCCTACTGATAAAGCCAGGTCATTAAGGATATTGCGCCGCTCTTCTCCGTACATCGGAGCCTTAATAGCTGCAACTTTAAGTGTTCCTCGCATCGCATTCATAATCATTGCTGCGAGCGCTTGTCCTTCGATCTCTTCAGAAACAACAACAAGCGGACGGTTTTCACGTGCTACCATCTCAAGCACTGGCAAAATAGTTTCGACGTTTGAGATTTTATGGTCGGTAACCAAAAACAACGGCTCTTCGTAGTGCATTACTCCGCGTCTTTCGTCTGTGATAAAAGCTCCCGCACAATAACCAGCACTAATTCTAAAGCCTTCTGTGATATCAAGTACGGTATCGGTCGAGCGCGACTCTTCAATCGTAATAGAGCCGTCTTGTCCAACTTTATCAACAGCAGTTGCAATCAGTTTTCCGATACTAGAATCATTGTTAGCTGAAATTGTCGCAACATGTTCGATATCGGCTACACTTTTAACGGGTTGTGATAAGTCTCGTAGATTACTTACCACTTCCCTAACAGCCAAATCGATGCCACGTTGTAGCTCGATAGGAGATACACCGGATGCAATGAATCGCTGGGATTCGCGCAAGATGGCTCTCGCAAGGACCGTGGAAGTTGTGGTTCCGTCTCCTGCTTCGTTGTTCGTTTCAATAGCCGCTTGACGTAAGATTTGAGCGCCTGCATTTTCAAATGGATCCTCCAGTGCAACAAATTGTGCAACTGTGACACCATCTTTAGTGATGAACGGTTGCTTGCCTTTTTCTTTTAGCAGAACATTGCGACCTTTCGGTCCAAGTGTGGATGCTACGTTGTCTGCCAGTACGTTAGCACCTTTAATAATCTTTTGTTGAAGAGTTTGATTGTTATCATAAGCTCTGCTCATTAGTCCCTCATGGTTAGATATAAATTATAATCGCTAAATGGTTTTTTGTCAAGGCTATTTGTTTGGATTTAAGATTTCTTTTGAGCTAATGTTTTTTGCATTATCAGTTGCAGCTTTTGCCAAGCCATCATCTTCTAAGCCGCCCGCAAAGAAAGTATTAAGGCTGTCAGATAAAATCTTGAGAGATTGGAAGATTTCTGTTACCTCTTCATTAAGGATATCTCTAATGCTGTTCACCACATTTCCGACCATTGCCCGTCCGATCATGATTGAGCCCACAAATTTAGTATTTGTTGGCGGCCCTTCGACAGTTGCTTGTTTTTGGTTCAGTGAAAATTTGCCCGTTGTAATATAACCCCAACTATTACGGAGAGCAATTTTCTTTTGTTCTCGACCTAACATTTTATATTGACGTGCGGATTCTTGCGGATCCAAAAACTCACCGTCTTTAACCATTCTTGATATTTCAGCTCGGCGCTCATCAGCAAGTCTTGTTTGCGTGAGACGATCGATGACTACGCCGTTTGCTTTTCCAATTGCATTTAGTAATGTTTGTCGGGCTGACCTACCGCTTGCTGTTTTTAATCCATCATACCAATCAAAGTCTTGTAAAAGTTTTTTAACAACTTCTCTGTCTATTAATGACCTACCGCGAACAACCCCCAGGTTGTCAATCTCATCACCTTTCTTTGCAAAGTAATCGCGAAAAATATCATCTCGCTTGGCATAATTTAATGTTTGCAGAAGCGCTTCACCTTGCTTTTGGGACAATACTATTTCATTAGCTTGAATTAATTCGTCAAGTGCGCTAATAAAAACCTTTTCAAGCTCTTCGTCACTAGGGAGATTTTGTTGTCCCGGTAATGACTGATTGATGTCAATTCCTGATTTCTGACCACCAAGAAGAGCACTAACGACCTGTCTTGGTAGCATAATACATTGTTGGGATTTATCTTTAGAATTAGCCAAAATATCAAAAACATTTTCAAGATTAAAATCAAACTGATAGAAATCAATCTTACCTTCTTGACTTAAGTCCTCGCCAGCCAACTCCTTTGTGCAGACCACGTATCTCATTCCGCCATTAATAGACTGAGGATATTTAGGATCAACTAAATCATTAACTAAATCTGTGTAACTTCCATCAACTTTTAAGGAACCTTCGCGATATAATTTCAAGCTGACCGGGATTTCTTGACCACTAGCTCTATCAATATAATCCGCGATTGTTCCTGTATTAGCAGGTATTTGGTATCCATCTACCAGCGCAGCTAGAAAAGACTCAAAACTAAAACCTGCTGAGGATGCATTGAAGTTTGTAATAACTTTGGTGAGAGTTTTATAAAACACAAGATACGAAATGGCTTGCACAATGCGCTTTGTTCTATCTTCACCGGCTTGTTCAGAAATCATTTCAGAGCCATCAGTATAAAACTTTGAAACACTTGCGATACGTTCAGCAAAATCGCGGCCTTTAATGTTTCTTAAATAACCCTCAAGCAATTGGCGTTGTGGACCTTTGATTTCTGTCTCGTTCTCTGGTGTTCTCACATCTGACCAACCAATCTCTGACACTTCAATATCTGGGATCATTTTTAAGATCATTTCTAATGCAGCAGTGTCATCATTATTTTGAAGAGCAGATGGCATTTCAACTTCTTCATCAATAATCTCTGTTGCTGGTTCTGATAAAGTTTCTTCAATCATTTCAAGTAATGATTTAAGATCCAATTTATTTATTTGTTTAATATACTCTTCTCTTAAAATATTTCTTAGTTCTGACATTTCCAAATCCTAAACAATAATATCTGCAATACCAAGTTGAACAGCCTCAGTTGCAGTTAAATAAACATTAACATTGCGATTTAGCATTTCTCTGATATCGCTTTCGGTCATGTTTGTTTCAGCAGCCAAACAAGTGGTATACATGTTTTGCAAATCTTGAATGGCTTCAAGCTCATTTGTTAAATCATGTAGAGCGCCAGCATTACCAGCGGCAACAGAATGTATCATAACTCTGCAATTCTTTGCGATACGACGCTTGCCTTTTGTGCCAGCAGCAAGAAGCAGCACACCAGCAGACATAACTTTTCCTAATCCAAGAGTATGTATCTCGGTTTCTTGACGAACGTTTCTCATAATATCATAAAGAGAAAACATATCATCAGCAGAACCACCATAAGTTGACAAATAAAACTCAATAGGTTTTTTAAGCTCAGGGTTCTTTTGTAGCCTGTTCATTTCATTGAGATAAAGCATAGCATGAATAATCTCAGCTACCTTTTCCTCATGCACATCACAAAACATGCCGATAATTCGCAAGTCAGGCTCTCTTCTTTCTGGGGCGAGTGCTGCAGGGTCAAGTAAAACAATCTTTTGCTCATCTGATGATGACGCCATTTTATCAAGTATTTTTTTAATCATCTTTATTTACGTCCTGGTTTAGTAATTGTAAAATGTATTCTCTATTATCTTCTAAATATTTCATAGCTGAATTCCAATCATCGAAGTCAACAATTGGATCGTAAAAATTAGGATGTAGATCTAAAATTTCACTTATAGCTTTTTCTTTGAAATCTTTAATTTCGATGTTAAAAGAACGACGAGCATCTTTGATGTCTTGTTCGGTTTTTTTATCATCTCTCATTTGACGCAAGCGTGCTGTATGAGAATAATAAAAGTTTTCCATAGACCTCGCTAATACTGCTAAACTAACTAGTTGAGATATGCGTATTAATCCGATACTAATTTTTAAGGAACGAAAGAAATAAAATGTTTTATGAGTAATATATCCAAATAAAAAAACCAAAACATACATCCACCACGGTCCCATGTATCCTCCAAAAAAATTAACCACTGAAGTTATCAGTGGTTAATATATCACAAGCTAATCTTGTTGTCAAGTTACTTGTTAGTAAGTCTTTTCATAATGCGTTCAGCAAGCTGATCAGCAATTTGTTCTTTGCGCTCAGCAGCTTGTTGCTCTGACTGAAGACGAGCAGCAACGCGCTTGGTGACTTCTGCAACGATATCGTCAGTATTAAAAGCTGCTGTTTCTGTTTCATCATCAGCTTCCATCATTGGTGGCACTTCTGCCGTTTCCATTTCTTCTGACTCATCTTGAACTTCCATGTCAACTCCAGCCATGTTGGCTAGCTTTTCCAAGGCATCAGTAGCGGTCATCACTAATTCTTTTGGGTCTTCTTCGCCAGCGGGCTCCATTTCCAACGCATCATCATCCATGTCATCCATGGCATCATCCATGTCTTCCGTGTCGTCCATTTCGTCTGCATCAACTTCGACTTCTGCATCCATTTCCAATGCGGGCTCATCACCCATCATGTCATCTTCTTCATCACGGGCGCCGGACATTTTTGCGCTGCCGTAACCGCCGCCCATCTCGCTAAGACGCTCCTGACCGATAGGGCGCAAATTAGCGAGCTTCATAAACTGGCGAATTTCGCCTTCTGATAGTAGTTTCTTACGAGCCATAGTAAATCTCCTTGTTTAATACATAAACTCAAAAATAAATAGTAACATTTTCATATAACAGCATTAAAAACGAAAACAACTTATCAAATTTAGGTTTTTAAGTTTTTTTAATGCTTTTGTTTCAATTTGTTTAATTCGCGCAAAAGAAAGTTTTTCGCGTTCAGCTACCTGCCTTAAGGTCATCGGTCCATTTTCGTGAACCGAAATAAGAGTACAGTTATATTCATCTGGGTAATCTTGCCATAGCCTGCATTCTGTATCTTTACATTGCTTTTTCTTTCTCATGCATTGACGAGAGCATTCGCGCAAGCCATCAAAGTTTTTCATAACTCAGGATGCTCCTCTTCAATTAAATCAAATATATTTTCTATCTCTCCGTCATTTAATAATCCGAAATCTTTCATATTTTGTTTTCCTTTGTCTATCAATTGCTTTGACTTTGCTTTTTTCTTTTTATTCTGTGTCTTTATATCATCAATGTAGCTTTGTATGCGTTCATCACCATCAATATAGCCAGCAATCATAGCGCGGAAGAATTTTGATTGCGTTACACCATCATGACGCAACTTTAAAATAAGTTTAGCATGCTGGTTTGTGTTTTCAACAAATGCAACCTTTTTATCTAGATGAGGATTAGCTACATCGTCTGGCATTACCAACTCCTCACATCAATATGCGTGCGGCTTTCACTTAAACCAGATGTGGTTTGCTCTACAAATTGTGCTTTAGTTTGTAACTCTCGCAAGTTACGTGCTCCTGTATAAGAAAAGCCTGATCGAATGCCTTTTTCTAAATCCTCTAGAATTTCAATAACAGAGCCACGATGCGGGACGCGAGTTGCAACACCCTCAAAAGATGAATATTTACCTCGCCACTCAACTTGCGCCTCCTTAGAAGCCATTCCACGATAAGTTTTCCACCTACCGCCTTTCGCATCCATAAACATTTCTCCAGGCGTCTGAGTAGTTCCTGCGAGCAAAGAACCTACCATTACTGCGTCTGCTCCTGCTGCCAATGC